CCTGATATGTTTGATAAGATAAGCTACGCAGAACTTTCTCGTCAACGCCCTCTCTTTGCTCAATACTATAAGAAAAAACCGACAGAACTTAACCACTTATTTAAAAAGCATCCTTTTTTCAAGGCTTTGGGAACAGCCAATGATAATGGAAAAACTTTAGAAGAGTGGTGGAGAGGTTTAGAGCTACAGGATAAACAAAAATATAGATACACTATTCATATTATTAAAGAATTAAATGACTACTATCAAGGTTTTAAAACTGACTATAAACTTAATAAAAAATCTAACAATCTTTTAGATTTTATAGATCTCATTAAAAAATTTAATAACGAAAATGTTCCAGCCCCTAATTTAGATCTTTTAATCGTGGATGAAGCGCAAGATTCTAGTGTGCCGCAGATAGAGGCTTTAGAGAAAATGGAAACTAACGTTAAAGAAAGTTATTGGGCAGGTGATCCGGACCAAGCTATCTTCGAATTTGCAGGAGCTAAACCTAGTCTATTTGCTGAACTCGCCAGAAATCCATTTAAAGAATTAAAAGAAGGCTATCGCTGCCCTAGAAAAATAAATGAATATTGCAAACAAGTGATAAGACCCGTGTGGGATAAATACGAAGGGTGGAGAACGTGGAAGCCTAGAGAAGAACTAGATGCCAACGGAAAAAGGACTGGTGTGGTTGTTGAAGGGGAAAAGCATATTTTAGAAAATCTAGAACATTGCCCTAAACTCCCTCTTCTTGTTGAAAGGTTATACGCCGGGGAAAATGCTATTTTTTGTTACCGCGCAGAAGGAGACACTACCCTCGACCTTTATAATAAAGCCGGTTTTAAAATAAAAGGCTCTTTGCAAAGAGTTACTTCTTTTTTAAAAAAGTATGGAATTAGATATGGAGCGTGGGAAGGGGACCCTAATACAGAAAAAAGCGCTTATGTTCCGAATTGGGAATTAGAATGTCATAGAAACTTTAAACTATGGATAGAAGGTCAGCCTATTCATCTCTCTATGATTGAAAACATTTTTAAAAAAGCCACCTCTGATTTGATTGCGCGAAAGAACGGTGATTTTGAACCTAGAGATCTTAAGTCTCATAAATTAATTAAAAAAGACTATACGTTTGATGAATTTTTAGAGAAGGGTTTAGTGAATGAAGAAGCCAAACAATATAATGACTTTTTTGCTGTGAAAAAAAGTGACGATTTAGAAAGAAAACAATATATTAAACAGACTATGTATCACAACTTAGATTTACAAAAACAGATTAAAGTATTTTATGGAAATTTTCATAAAATTAAAGGAAGTGAATTTGATAATTCAATTGTAGATGAAACCATTACAAGAGATGAAGATAGGTTTACTAGATACCGATTACGATACGTGGCGTGTAGTAGAGCAAGAAAAACACTATGGTTACTAAAACCCACAACAGGAAAAAAACTATAAAGGAGAAAAAATGAGTACGTATGATAAACAAGTAGGAGGATCTCATTACAAAAAAATGAAGATTCAACCAAGTAAGTTTGTAATTGAGAACGAATTGCTTTTTCCAGAAGGAAACGTTATTAAATACATCTGTAGACACAGATTTAAAAATGGAAAGGAAGATTTAGAAAAAGCTGTTCACTTTATTGAAATGATTATTGAAAGAGATTACAAATTAATACCCATGACAGAAGAAGAAGAATACCGCAATGCGGGTATTACTAAAGAAGAAGCAGAGACTTCAGGTAAAACCTGGATTGAAGGTTATAAAGCATGGAAGGAAACTAAATAATGTGTATTATTCCTAAAGTAGAAGATTTAATTTTAAAAGATGGGGATACAGTAGCTGTCGACTTAGAGACCTATGATCCCGATTTAAAAACGAAAGGATCCGGAGCGATCCGAGAAACAGGATTTGTTTGTGGTATTGCGGTAGCTACCAAAGCGCAGACTTTGTATTTTCCGATACATCACTTGCATGAAGGACAGAATCACGATCCCCGTGCTACGTGGAAAGAATTAAATGAAAGATTATTTCAGAATCCTAAAATTAGAAAAGTGTTTCACAATGCAATTTATGACGTTTGTTGGATCCGTGCCGAAACAGGATTAATGCCTAAAGGGGACCTATTAGATACCATGATAGCGGCCTCCGTTATTGATGTAAATAGAATGCAATATTCTTTAAATGCTTTAAGTAAAGACTATTTGGGTGATTTTAAATTAAAATGGGATCTCCAAACTAAGTCTGAAAAAGAATATGGAATTAAAGATCCTATGAGCAATATGCACAGACTGCCTTATGATCTAGTTAAAGATTACGCTCATCAAGATGTTAATTTAACTTTAAAACTTTGGGATCTTTTTGAAAAAGAAATAAATAAAACCTTTACAATAAGTTATGGTTACACCAATACTAAAAAATCTTTAAAAAAAATATTTAAGTTAGAAACTGATCTTTTTCCTTGCTTAGTTGCTATGAAATTTAAAGGAGTCCGTATTGATACTGAAAAAGCAAAAATTATAGGTAAAGATTTAGAAGAAAAACGGGATAAATTAATTCATAATATTAAACAAGATACTAACATAGATGTCAAAATATGGGCAGCAACTTCAATTAAAAAACTTTTAGATCAACAAAACATTCAGCCCTATGACAAGAAGAAAAATCCTCAAGGATATAAAACAACTCTTAAATCCAAAATGCCTATGCTCCCTAAAGATTATTTAAAAACACATGAAAATAAATATTTAAGAATGGTGGCAGAAGCAAGAGAATTCGATAAAGCTAAAAATGCTTTCATCGAAGGTGTTTTAAAATATGTACATAAGGGAAGGATTCATGCAGACATAAATCAAATCAGAGGAGAAGGAGGAGGCGCGGTCACTGGAAGATTTTCAATGTCTAATCCAAATCTGCAACAAATTCCTGCGAAGGGAGAAATAGGTAAAATGATGAGAGGATTATTTTTACCGGAGGAGGGACATGAGTGGGGTTCTTTTGACTATTCTCAGCAAGAACCAAGATTGGTAGTTCATTTCTCTGTTAAACATGGAATGACTGCTGCGCATATTTTAAAGAAAAACTACAACGAAAACTCTGATACTGATTTTCATCAAATGGTAGCGGACATGGCTAGAATACCAAGGGCCACGGCTAAAACTATAAACCTTGGATTATTTTATGGTATGGGTAAAGGAAAATTAGCCTCCCAGTTAAACTTAAATAAGGAGGAGGCGAAAGAATTATTTGATCAATACCACCGCAAAGTTCCGTTTGTTAGAGATATCTCTAGAGCTTTTCAAGATTTTGCAGATGAAACTCATTTAATTTTCACCGTAGAAGATAGAGTTTGCAAATTTAACAGATGGGAGCCTAAAGATAAAAGATGGAATGCCGAAGATAAAGTTTTTCAAATTGAAAGATATGTTAGAATAAAAAATAAAGAAACCGGTGAATACGAAAAAGACTTAAATGGTCAATTTAAAAGAGAGTGGAAGACTTTACCTGTTAGTACTTTTACTAAACCGGAAGCAGAAAAAGATTACCATGAAAGAAGGGCTATAGATAAGGATCCTGCTGATCCATCGTTGCTAGGGTTCGATCAAAAGTATCAAATAGCTTTCACTTATAAATCTTTAAACAAAGTTATCCAAGGAAGTGCTGCAGATATGACTAAAAAAGCAATGGTACTTCTCCACAGAAAAGGTATCATACCTCATATTCAGATTCATGATGAATTATGTGTATCTATTAAAAATAGAGAACAGGCTTCTAACATAAAAAAAGTTATGGAAAAGGCTGTTGCTTTAGAGGTGCCAAATAAGGTAGACTGCGCCTTTGGTGCTAATTGGGGAAATATAAAAAAGGCGCAAACTTAGGAGGAAATATGGAACAAGCAAAAAAATTATGGGCATTAGTATTAGCTCATAAAAAGATTTCTATTGCAGTAGCAGTAGTCGTTGTTTTAATAATCATAGCACAATAGGATTTTATGTTGGATGGCATACTTAAACGCGAATATCCCTGCAACCTATGCGCAGGTCAGGAGAGAATATCT